TGTTCGGCAATGTTGACGAGGGTGGCGATATTATCCATCCCGGTGCGTTCACAAAAACAATCGTTGAACGCGGTAACAAAATACGAGTGCTCGATCAACATCAAACTGATTCGGTATTACGCGCTGTGGGTAAACCGCTTGCATTACGCGAAATTGGAAGGGATGAATTACCTCTAAGCGTTATAGAGCGTTTCCCAGACGCAACGGGCGGCGTGAAAGCCATTACTCAATTTCTTATGGACACACCGGAAGGCAAAGGTGTTTTTATTCGCATTAAAGAGGGCGCAATTGATGAGTGGTCGTTTGGTTATGACGCGCTCGATAAAGATTATTCCAAGATCACCAAAGACGGTAAGGAAATTACCGTGCGCAATATTCGCACAATTAAGCTTTATGAATATTCGCCAGTTTTATGGGGCATGAATCAAGCGACCTCTACCCAAAGCGCCAAAGGCAAGAAACCAGACGAGGGCAAGCCGTGGGATGTATTCCATGAAGGTGATAAATGGCGTGTCTACAAAGTTGATGAAGAGGGCAATAAAATCGGCGAGGCTCTTGGCGAACACGACAACGAAGAAGATGCGCGCGCCCAGGTTGAGGCGCTTTATGCAAATGAGAAACCAGAGAAAGAAATGACGCCTCGCGGGCCAGTAAGGCGACTCGGGGATTTCCTACAAGGTAGTCTTCATCAAGTATTTACGATGTTATGCGACGAATGGTATAAGGCTGGATATTTAAGCACTGATGAAAGAATAAATTTATCATCTTTAATTGGTAGCGCATTAAAAATACTTGCAGATGGAATGTCGCCAGAATTAGCCAATATTGATCTTGATGAAAGATCAAATTTGATGTTCTTGGAATATATTGCACAATTTGATTATAAATCCGGGCGCGTGATTGCCAAACGCAACGCCGAGCGCCTTTCGCAGATACGCAAGCTCTTACAAGAACTTGAAGAAGACGGCGGCTTGTCAGAACCCGATGAGCCAGCCATTGAAATACCAAAAACAACCCCACCTACCGAGGCCGGGGATAAACAGGCCGGGTCGTCACAGACACCCACCTCAGACGATCAACTCAAACTAATCGATATTGAACTAATCGAAATCTCTTACATGAGGTGAATATCATGAATACTGTAACTGTTGAACAAAAACTCGAAAAGGCTGCGCTGCTATTCGAGGAATCAAAAGTAATCTTATCCAACGCGGAAGCAACCGCGGAGGACAAGGCAAAAGTCCCGCAAATGATTGAGGATGCTAAAGCCCTCAAGGCCGAGGCTGCTCAAATGCAGGACATTGACAAATTCGGCAAGGAATTGTTGGAAAACAAAGAAGCCAAACAGGAAGCCGATAAATCAAAGCAAGCCCGCGTCGATCCTAAGCAATTCAAGGATTGGCAGGAGTTTTTGAAAGCTGCTTTCTACGCAAACCACCGCATTCCGGCTGTCCAAAAACTTGACCCGCGACTTCAATACTTCCAGGATGAAAAAGAAGCCGGAATGGAAGAAAAGGTAATGGTCGAGAACGTTGGTGCTTCCGGTGGCTTTCTCGTTCCCGCTGAATTTATGGCGACATTGCAAGCCGTCACCGCAGAAATGGCGTTGGTACGCGGGCGCGCTTCTATAATCCGAATGCGCCGGCGCCAGATCGGTATCCCTGTACTTGATCAAACCGGTACAACCGCTGGACTGCCCCACTGGTTCGGTGGTATGCGTTTCTACTGGGCAGAGGAAGCGACTCAAAAAGACTCCACCGATGCAAGTTTCCGGGAAGTGCAATTGGTCGCGCACAAACTGATTGGCTATACAACCGCTTCTGATGAATTGGTTGCAGATAGCGCAATTTCATTGGCTGATTTCCTGAGCGGCCCTCTTGGTATGGCGGGCGGCATTGCCTGGATGGAAGATTATGCTTTCATTCAGGGAACTGGAGCCGGTCAACCTTTGGGCGTGATCAATGCCGGTGCAACGATTTCAATTCCGCGTGTTGGAACTAACCCGACCTATCCCGATCTGTGCGATATGGTTGAAGCATTCCTGCCTTCCGGGCGCGGCGTTTGGTTTATCTCTCAATCGCTGTACTCGGAAATGCTGCAAATGAGCGGCCCGACCGGTAACGCCTCGTATCTTTGGGGTAATGCGCAAGCAGGTGCGCCTAATATGCTTTTGGGCTTCCCCGTCGTATTCACCGAAAAATGCCCACTTCGTAACAACCCGGGTGATGTGATCCTTGCTGATTGGCGTTACTACCTGATCGGCGACCGGCAAGCCACCACGGTCGAAAGCACTCAGTTTGATCTGTGGCGCTATGACAAAACTTCATGGCGCGCTGTTCATCGTGTGGATGGTCAACCCTGGTTATCGCAGCCCCTTTACTACCAAGATGGTACTACGCGAATTTCTCCCTTCGTCATACTAGGTTCTAAGAGCAGCTAATATAACATATCCATTTGTTAGTGTATCATGTGTTATAATAGTGGTACACTAACAAAGGATATAAAAATGGAGAATAATAAAAATTGCGAGATATGCGGTAAAAGATTAGTCGGAAAGCAAACGAGGTTTTGTGGAATATTATGCAGAAACAAATTTGCTGGAAGAAAAAGCACACCGAGATATAAACTACCAGACAAAGAATGGCTGAAAAAGGAATATCTTTTACCACCAGCCGGAAAAGGAAGAACTCAAAAAGATTTAGCCAAGGAATTCGGAGTAACCAGAAATACTATCTCTGTATGGTTAGATAAGTTAGGAATAAAGATTGACGCAAATCAGAGATTAGGTTATTTTAGAAGGATTCCTAAATTTACAATAACTAAAGAATGGCTCTACGAAGAATATATTGTAAATGATAAATCAATGCGAGAACTTTCAAGAATGATTGGTAGCAGCACATTACCAATAAAAAATAATCTAAATAAATTTGGAATACATAAACCAATTGAACAATTAGCCAAAAAGCATTCCAAACGCATGTCTGGCAAAAACAATCCAGCATATACCAATGGCAATTCTCAAAATTATGTCAAGAGAATGCTAAAAAAGGCAAAGCTGCAAATCTGTGAATGGTGTGGAACGAATAAAAACGTTCAAATACACCACATAGATCACAATAGAGAAAATAATGTAATTGATAATGTGATGTGGCTTTGTCATCGATGCAATGTTATGGAAGCAAGTTTATTCGATTTAAAAAATAGTGGACGCGCAAACGTCACTATTGATGAAGACAAAATAATAATAGAATTTGATAGGCGAAAGCCTAAGGAGCAATAAAATGGAATACACTCAACGATTTTCAGAAGGCGCTGCGGTTCTAGCGGTAATCAATCCAGCAGCCTATACTACCGAACAAAATACCGGCTATGTGTCTCTTGCTAATTATCACCGGGCGGTAATCATAGTTCACGCTGGTACATTAGCCGGCAATCTTGACGTTGACGTAGAGGAAGCTACCTCTACCGCGGGCGCGGGCGCACAAACCTTTGATGGCAGCGGTAAAGATATTACCCTTACCGCCACCACGGATGACAACACGGTTTCCATTATCGAAATCCGTACCGAGGAATGCGATGTTGCTAACAACTACGATTGCATTAATGTTGAATTGACACCAGCCGGTCAAGCGTCGGACATCTTCAGCGTTCTGGTTTTGGGTCTGGAGCCTCGCTTCAAGCCTGTACCGACTACATTGGTAGATTCGGTAACTGACTAAGCTTATTGGTGCTGTAAAGCGCGTTATACCTTCCTTTCCCGGTGGGGTGGTGTTATAATGACATCACCCCATTTCGGTTCTATGAAAGGAAGGCGAAAGGGAAATGTGGATAAAATTAATAGCGACCAAACGAATTTTAGAGAGCGGTAAAGAAGTACAAAGAAATCCCGGTGATTGTGTAAATGTTGGCAAACAAGAGGCTTTGTTATGGATTAGCAGAGGTGAAGCTAAAACCATAGATAATTCCCAATATGCTGAATTTGGCATATCTGAAGGTTCGGGGGCGTTGGTTATCGGCGATGAAAATAAAGGGCGGAAAACATTGGAGCCAATTAAAACCGAGATTGAAATAGTTTATGGAACCTACAATCTGCCATTCAAATATAACGTTATCTGGAATACTGATTTGCCGTTGATGGTAGATAAGATTTGCATCGGATTAATGATGTTGCAAACCTGGGATATGGCTATCCCGTTATTCGATTACAACACATTGGCGGAGGCGGTTGGCAGCGATTTGGAGCGCAATAAGACGAAGGATATTATCCGCGATTTGCGCGTGCCTATGTATGACACTCGTCTGATGTTTATAAGGACAACTCGCGAAACGCAATATCTTATTGAGTCATGGACTGATGAAATGCGCAATGGGGCGGATGAGAAGCTATCATTCCTGAGAAATCTGTATAAGATAAAGCCGTTGATATTGGCATTACCGATAAGCTGGACGCATTCAGATGTCAGATAATCGCGGCGCGGTCTATATTGCGATTGGGGATAAGGCAGTCGAAGAGGCGCGGATGAGCGCCGAGTCATTAAAGAAATACAACAATATCGAGATTGAATTATTGCTTGATGATGGATTTTACGAAAATGATTTTCAGAAGTCGCGTCACCTCAAAACCATGCTTCCCGTAATAACTGGTTTTGACCAATTCGTCTACATCGACGCGGATACGCGCATACGCGGGAGCCTACAACACGGCTTTGATATTCTCGATGACGGTTGGGAAATGGCCATAACCGCTTCCGATAACCAGGAGCGCGATTGGTGTTGGCACGTTGGAGAAGATGAGCGCGAACAAACCATGCTGGATTATTGCTGCCAGCCTGTCCAGCTGCAAGCCGGTGTGATGTTCGTCAGGAAATGCGAGAATACCCATAGGCTATTCGAGGCATGGCGTGAAGAATGGTTGAGGTGGCAAGATCAAGATCAAGCGGCATTGTTGCGCGCCTTGAAAAGGGCGCCGGTAAAATTATGGATATTAGGTAAGGATTATAACGGGGGCAGATTAGTAAGTCATTTGTATGGAAAGTTGAGGAATAAATGACTTGGGTTATTAAATTCCGCGATGGATATCTCCACTGTGATTATGATAATGGATATGTTTATCATGATCACGATATCTATAAAAAATATTTGGCTAAATTTAGAAGCAAAATAAGTGCCCAAGAATATATTGATAAAACTTATCCCAATCCACGTTTGGTTTATTATGAAGTAGTAAATATAAATATTAATGAAATGTTGAGGAATGGATGATAAATGCAAGCAGATTATTGAATAACACATATTCAGAAATCGGGAAAATTATTTGCACTGAAAAATATAACGATGACGGAAGTGTAGAATCTATATCTGCCGAATGGGAAGGCAATCGCGTTTGCCTTGTTTCGATGCGTTTGATCGATTCGGCAAATGAAAATTATCTTAGGCGCGAAGGCAAGAGAATAATAGTTTGTCAATTCAATTTATTCATAATTGATCAATTATTATTGTGGGATGATTGCCTTTGTATAGATACGAATTATCCGTTTTGGTATTTGGTAGTTATTAATTACCGAGTATTGAAATCATTAAGATACTTTGGGTATTGGATTATTTGGCGATTAACTAAAATCGGACTGGGCAAACTTGAGGAAGGCGCTTATCCTCATTGGAGTAATATTTATTTATTCAATTGGATTGCCAAATTATATGGAAAGTTGAGGAGTAATAAATGAACAGTTCAATAAATTTTATCGATGGTAAATTATCTATCGATGAAAATCAATGTAGATCATTTGCTGTGGCTGAATTAATCATACGTCACAGTCAAGAGTTCGAAGAAATATTAAATAAAACCAGGATTGACGCATATGAACGCGAGAAAGCCAAAGCGATTGCACTTGGAATAAAAGTCATGGAGGTAAAATAAATGGCAGGAAAACCGAGAAATAAACCATCGATACAAGAACAGATCGAGAATGCGAAAGAGGGAGAAATGATAGAAATATCATCGGGAACATATATTAGTGGAGCGACAATTCCTAGCGGTGTCGTTGTCGAGGATAATATAAGCAAAATTGATGCCAAGGTTATCGAATTGCGTCGTAGAACACCGGAGGAAATGGAAGCGCAATTTATATTGGCAATCTCGGAACTCGTAATAGCTAAAAAAGCCCTCGACCGCATTTCAGTAATCCACGATCATGTCGGAAGTTGCTCAAAGAATTGCCCGGCGCTAATTGCAAAAGAGGCGTTGAGGAAGATAAGAGGATGAGACTTTTAAAGCGCATCGTTTCAAGGTTGCTATTCGAATTCCAGTGGTGGTATTCATATCGTTTCGCTGGTAATTCGAAGATGTTGCCAATTCCGAATAAAAGATTGCGGAATCTATTTTTGAGATTATGTAACTGGTCAAGGAATTGAATAATGGACAATAACGATTATGATGATTTTGAAAATTCAGAAGAGTATAAAAATACTTTCGTTTATAGTGTCCGTAGTTTTAACAGCGCCTTTACCAATTTAGTTGAAACTATAAAGTATGAGTTCTCTTCTTGCTTGCGCAAAATCATTTATGACACGACCTACTTTAATAGCATTGGCTATGTTTACAAGCGCAATAGATTCACTGGAAGAAAAACACTGAGAAAATTATCGGCGCTGGAAAGAGTTGGAGTCTCATTTTCTCCAGAACTTGAACAGCAAATAAAAGACCTTGTTGATGGTTCTATAAAATTAACTACTACCATAGAGAATCCATTCAAACCTTTACCGATAGAAGCTATTGAAAAACTAAATTCAATACCTAAAGAAAACATGAGTTTAATAGAGGCTCAAAAACTTATTTGCGAGGCTCTGAATCCTCCGTTTTTTCCGGAAGAAGAAATAAAGTAAGCATGAAAGTCCACATCATTTCCCCTGACCTTGGTCAAGATCGCATACTTCCCCGCCTGGCTAAACTGCTCGCCGATGGTACGGGCTGGTCTCTATCCGATAAACCGTGGAATGGCGCCAACCTGAATTACTTCATCGTATACATTGACTACGCTCAGAACTTCTCAGATTGGCGCAAGACTAAATTGGCAGCATACTTCAGCCACTTCGAGCCGGATGTATCCTATAAAAAATTCTGGTGGGAAACCGCCGAGCCATTGATAGACATAAAGACATACACCGCGGATCAATATGGCGCGATATTGAGCGGCGAAAAGATGAAGGTCACTCCGCCAATTGATAACGAATTGTTTTGCATCAAGGATAAACCAACGCATGATAGAATAACGGTCGGTGTAAGCGGCTTCGTTGATAGGCGTACCCAGCGCAAGGGGGAAAGGTTATTGGCGAACCTGGCTTATGAATATGACGGACAAATAGAATTCGTTGCATCGGGCGACGGGTGGCCTGTAAGACACATAAACCGAACATTTGAAGGATTACCAGCGTTCTATAATTCGCTTGATTATTATTTATGTACTAGCTTGATTGAAGGAATACCCGTTCCACCGCTTGAGGCGCTTGCCTGTGGAATACCGATTATCATCCCGCGCGGTGTAGGCATGTTGGATGAATTGCCAGATATCAACGGCATTTACCGCTTCAATTGCGGCGATGTCGAGGATCTCAAACGCGTCACGCGCGAAGCGGTCAAGGACGTTGGCAAACATGACCGGGAGGAACTACGCGGGGCGGTTTCAAAATATACACCTGAGGCATGGATAGAATCGCATATGGCAGGATTTGAAAAGAAGTTCGGCGAAAAAACTACCAGAACAAGAGCCTCAACCGGTGAAACGCATCTCGAAAGCGATAGGCATGGTGGACGCGGCGTTTATTATGTGGCTTATGGCGATCCTGCCCGCAAATGCGCCAAAGCCGCTATTGAGAGTTTCAAGGGTCATATGAGGGATATTCCGGTTGCGCTTGTTTCCGATAAACCCCTTGGAGTTGAGGATATATTCATCGAAGCCGATGATGAAGATATAGGCGCTCGAAGTGTGAAAACAAAGATATACGATCTTGCGCCGAAAGAATGGCAATTCGTTTTGTATCTCGATGCGGACACAGACGTTATTGCCGATATTTCGTTTCTTTATCAGGTTCTTGAAGATGGATGGGATATGGTTATCTGTAAAAATCCCGGGCGCTTCCATACTGCTCGTGAAATGGTGCGCTCAGATAATAAAGACGAATGCGAACTGACTTTCAAGCAAATAGGCACCGATGAACTGATTCAATTAAATGGTGGCGTATTTGCTTTTCAAAGGAATAAACGTACAAAAGCATTCTTTACCGCGTGGCATGAAGAATGGGCAAAGTATGGGAAAAGAGACCAGGCGGCATTACTCAGGGCGTTATTTATGCATCCCTTGAAGCTGTACGTTTTGGGTAACCAATGGAATACAATCACGCGGTACGATGACGCAAGTATATCGGCTGGAATTTTGCATTATCCCATGACGGCGCGAAGATGGCGAGGTGTTGTTCATGCACGCTCAGACGATCCCGCGGCGTGGGAAATGGTAAAGGAATTCGAGAAATCGCAGAAATAGGAATATAATAAGATTATGCCACTAAGTAAATCCACCCTCAAAGCATCCCTCGCAGCCCTCAATCGTGAATTCGATTGGCTGAGAAATTGTTACGATAATCCCATTCCCGATTATCCCCAGGTCAAAGAGAGCTATAAAAAGCGTCTGTTCGGATGTTGGGGCGCGATAAGAGAAGTCGAGAAGGAATTAGGGAATGACATCAGTGATCATCCATTGATTGAGAAGATAGCAAAGGAAAGCACTGGTATCAAGTTCAATGGGGAATTAATTACAACAGATGAACAGATAAAGCAAATGGAAAATATGTCATTGAATGATATTGAAAACGCCGTCAAGCTTGAATCGCAGGAGCGCGATAAAAGATGAAACATCTACGCAATTTATTTTATCTATATTTCGTTTTGCCAATTTGGAATCCCATTAAGGAATTGATTGGGATTGAATCAGATCAAGAAATTATCAAAAAAATAAAATATATTTTTGGAATTCCAACGGATTTATTTTGATGAAACCCCTCCGCGTTGCCCTCATAATTAAACCAAACTGTTCTCAACCAGGCGAAGGCAGAAACATGGGATATTTCAGTTACGCCGTACCTGAATTTACCTGGCAATCCTTCTCGCCTGGAAGTGGTAACGTCGACCTTCGCCCCTTCAAAGACTTTGACCTTATCTACCATGAGGACGGCGGCAATTGGGGCGAGTATATCCGCGATGCTCATACTCCCCCAGTAGTCTATATGTCCATTGATAGCACACTGAGCGACACGCATTATCAAGAGCGGTTGAAACAAGGCAGCATGGCTGATATGATCCTGGTTGACCATGATAAACTCGAACGCTTTAAGGTTGGCAAGAAACCGGTAAGGCGGCTAAACTATTGCGTGAATGATCACCTATTCAAGCCGTTGGAGAAAACCATCGACGTGAATTTTCACTGTGGAAGCGGGGCGCGCAAAGGATACCCTGGCGGCAACGAGCGAAATGAATTGAGAGCGCAATTAGACGGTATTTGCAAGGAATTAGGATTGTCATACGTAAGCGGCGTTCTTGGATTACCAGAATATGCCGAGGCAATGGGGCGCTCAAAAGTTGTGGTGAATTTACCACGAACGCCAATAAACAGACCTCACCGCGTGTTTGATGCAATGGCGGCGGGAGCGTGTTTATTGACAGCGCCGATACCTTATATTATCGAAGATAAATTATTTGGAAATGAATTCAAATATTTTGACCAAAAAGTCTATGATGATTTGGAACCTGTGTTATGGGGATTATTTAAGGGTTCTGGGTTGTGGACAATTTATTCAGAAAAAGGTTACAACACGGTTATGGATTATCACACCTGGTCAATCCGGGCGCAACAACTGAGGCAGATATTGAGTGAGGAGTTAGGATTATGAATTTTGATATAACGATTATCTCAGCAATGATAGTGGGTTTTATCATGGGTTATACCGTTGCGATGATTATTGGAGTTGCCATAATAAAACAGCTTGAGCATGAAATCAAAGATATCAAACGACAATATTTGGATTTAGCAATAGCAATAACTCATCCCGTTCCAGATGGCCCTCTAAAATCAGATTGGGAAGATGTGATAAAAATGATAAACAATGAATCAAAACGAAAATGAACATGAATAAACTACGCCTCGATATTGTATCAGCCACCCTCAAAAGCGGTGAGGGTCATATACCATCCGCCTTCTCTATTCTTGATATCCTATGGGTTCTATACGACAGAGTACTAACTTCACGCGACCATTTCATTTTGAGTAAAGGGCACGGCGCGCTTGCTTTGTACGCCGTATTGGTTGAGAAAGGCAAAATAAGCAGGTCTGATTTTGAGAATTTCGGAATGCCTGGCAGCAAATTGGGCGGTCATCCAGATTGTACGGTATTGCCGTTTGTTGAAGCATCAACGGGTTCGCTAGGACATGGATTAGCTATCGGTTGCGGCATGGCGTTGGCGCATAAGATCAACAATCAAAGCGGGCGGATATACGTCCTTGTTGGCGACGGCGAATGCCAGGAAGGTTCTATTTGGGAGGCATCGAGATTGATAAATGAACTCAGTTTGAACGTGACCATGATGATTGATTACAACAAAACTCATCCAGACGAGAATTTATTGGATAAGCTGCTTGCATTTGGATGGTTTACGAGAACGGCTAAAGGACACGATCACGATGAAATATATAAGGCATTTTATATGCCGATCGGTCCAATGGCGATTGTGTTCAATACCGTAAAGGGGAAGGGTTGCAAGACGTTTGAGGATAGCCCGAATGAGTGGCATAGACGCGTGCCAAAAGGTGATGAATTGGAGAAGATAAAGCAAGAAATAGGATGTTGGTGATTTATGCGTAAACAATTCGTAGAAACAGTAAAATCAATCATGGCAACCGACCCGCGTGTCGTTGTCATCCTTGGCGATATCGGGGAATATTCATTTCAGGATGTGTTTCATGCCTATCCCAACAGAATTTATAACGTCGGGATAAACGAACAAGCAATGATATCTATGGCGGCTGGATTGGCGAAAGAGGGATTTATTCCTATCGTTCATACGATATCCCCATTCCTGGTTGAGCGTGCCTACGAACAGATCAAGATCGATATTGGATACCAAAAGCGCAAAGTTATTCTGGTTGGTTGCGGCGGATCGTATGATTACGCGGCTTACGGTTCCACTCATCATTCGCCCGCGGATGTGGCATTGATGTATAACGTGCCTGGGATACAGATTTGCATACCAGGTCATCCGATTGAGTTAGACATCATGCTGAAAGAAGCGGTAGAGGACAATGAGG